GGTGGTTGAGATGGCACGGATCGATTACAGGAAGATTCCGGTCAGGGAGCTGTATCTGTACATGAATCTCGTGATGGGTTTCTGCACGGATATGCGTCGCCTGTTGCGCGAGAGGAATCTGACCGCCGAGGCAATTGACAAGTACGAGATGACGGCGGTCAACAACCTGATTGCCGAGGTCAACCACCGATCGCAGGCAGCACCTGAGCAGCAGTCAGGCCCCACACCACAGCGTTCACCCCGACCTGAGCGATAAGAGGAACCATGAACTGCTCATTGAACTTTTCCCACACGGGATGCTTCTTCGTTTTTGTTTCGGCCACTCGCAATGCGTTGCACAGTCGGTCGAACGCCACCGACAGCTTGAAGTCGCCGGTCAGCTCGTATTCGTCCAACGCTTCGCTGGCTTCGCGAATCAACCGGGACAAGTACGCCAGCAAGTCGGAGGGCAGACTGTCATCCGCACGGACGCATTTGACGGCTTCCTCGATCATGTTCCGCATTTTTTGCCGGGCATCCTCGGAGTACGAGACGGTGGAAGCCGATAGTTTTTCGGCTACGGATTGCAATCCCATGAGATCGCCGTCGGTAAGTTTCTCCTGCGTTTTCGTATGGGTGAACATCGACATGTCCCACTGCAGTTCATCAACGTCCATGAACGTGTTCAATGCCGATTTCTTCCACCGTTCAAGGCATGACCTCATCAGATGCACATCCACACCCATGGACTCCCATGAGTCAATCGCTGACTCGACTTCGCTGAGGGCTTGCACGACATCAGGAAACCGATACCCCTGCCTGTCGGCTTCGTCAGTCGTCCCGGCCTCGAAAAAGCCAATCAGATACTCAGCTGCATTCACCGTAACCACCAATCAGTCAAAGGAACTAGCACATGTCTAACCTACCAGCAGTTGAAGCCACGAAACGTGCCGTGCACGACACCCGCACCCGAGTGCTCCTATCCAAAACCAAAATGACCAGCATCGCCGAAGCCTGCGGCCGCAACCGCATGACCGTCGCCAAATGGTTAGACGGCGACGACATCAGCCTCGCCGCATACATCGCCGCACAACAACTCTCAGGCGGCGACCCAATCGAAACACTCGCCAACGCGCTCAACGCCGACAACACCGATCCCGCGCTCGCCGCCGAGAACATCATCCCGGCGCTCGCCGAAAACGAGGTGGAGTGATGGACGGCCAGACGATCAGCGCGGAAGCTCTGAAGGACATGAGCCGTGTGCCGTTGGGCGAACGTCTGGCGTGGACGCCGGCGCAGGCCGCGCAGGTGTACTCGCTCGACTACAAGGGCGTGCTGCTCGCCATCCGCAACAAGGATCTCGACACGTTCCCCGCCGTCACCCGCTACGGCCTGTCATCAACCAAGCGCATGGTCACGCGAGACGCGATGGACCGCTGGATCAGAAGCATGGAGGAATAACCATGAGCCACAGGAACACCGTCACCGAGGAACGACTCGACGACCTCGCACGGGTGCACCGTCTGAGCCGGAACCAGCTCGCCGACGCGATCGGCCTGACGGCGCGGGAATACGCCGACAGGAAAGCCGGCCTGATCCCATTCACAGCCGGCGAGATCAACCGGCTCGCCGAGCTTCTGTACACGTCCGTGGACTATCTCATGGGCCGCACTCTTGACCCGTGGCCCACAGACAACCCCCAACCGGAAGAGGCGACGGCATGAAGGTGAAGGACAGGTACTGGGAGGCCGAGAACTCGATCCGCTTCGCGAACCCGGAGAAAGCGACCCGGCCGCTGCTGTGCGAGCCGAAAGTGTCCGAGGACGGCGTGCGTATCCGTCTGTGGCTGCGCGACCTCGCGGGAACGGGGACTGGCGGCGCGATCGCCCTGCTGTCCCGCGACGAGGCGGCGGTCTTGGCGAATGCGATCGACACTCGGCGCAACTGGGTCGGCGAGAAGGCCGACGACGCCTTGCCGCGCATCGGTGTGAGCGCCACCGTGGACTCGACCATGATCCGGTTCATGGAATGCAGGGGAGAGGGGCATATCGCCCTGACCGTCACGGAAGCCGGACGTCTGGCGTCATGGCTGCACGACATGGCCGACAGCCGTTGGCGCGACCACAACGGATATGTGCCGGAGGTAGTGAAATGAGTAACACCATCACCCTCGAACTGCCTAACAGCGGACATGGCTGCGACATCTGCCGACATCAAGACAAAGACGGCCTCGTATGGGGGATCGTCAACGACCACCCGTTCATCGGCTGCATCCCGTTCGCGCTGCTAGTGCTCCTCATGCTGTTCTGCATGTTCATGGCGACCTCGCAGGCGTTCGCCGAAGCGGTGGTGGGAGCATGAGCGGCCATCGTGATTCGGTGTCATGGGTGTCGCCCGGTTGGACGAGCATCGCCCAGCTCGCGGTCAACGCGGTGTTTATGATCGCCGCGCCTTTTCTGCCTTCCCGGCAACTCGTTTGCGCAGTCGAGCTAATGATGCTGGGTCTGAGCGGACAACTGCTGACCGCCTACCTTGAGGGCCGACGTGCAGGCGTGGTGTTCGCCACGCTGCTGGGAGTCTCCGCCACCAAGGAAGTGCGCTCCGTGCGAATAACTCGCGTGCGAGGTTCGAGTCGTTCCGAGCCGGGCACCACGTCATTATCTTCCGATTCCGACGGTGAGGGTGATCGTATATGACCTCGAACCATGTTTCATCGTCGGTTCTGGCATCGTCGAGCCGTGCCGAGTCGTGTGCGCGGATCGCTTGGAACTTCCAGCGCGGCGAGTCCGGTCGTGGTTCGCTCATGTCTCGCTGGATCACCAGCACGTCCGTGGCGTCCGCGCTTCCGTTGTTCTCCAGAATCGTGCGGTATTTCGAGCTTGCCGAGCTGATGGCCGGCATGTCGCCGAAATGCCTCGCCTCCTGAGCCACGAGTATCGCCAATGACACCACCCCCGTCGCGGTTCCTATAAGTCCCATCACATCCATTGATTCTTCCCTCCGTTGGTTTTGCCTGTTTGTGTCGCAGCTTCAAGCCTACCGGCGGAGGGGCCTACATCCGTCCAGCCCGAAGGAGGGCATGATGTTCAAGCGTTACCCGTACACGATCGGCCTCGTGGCCGTCATATCGTTCATCGTCTGCATTGTGTGGCTGTTCACCCATGAGGCGTGCATGCACCCGCTCGGCAACGGTCTGGCTGCGTGGTGGGCGTTCATCGTCGTGCCCATCCTGCTTGTCACCATCGTCGAGGAAGCAGGAGAAGAGGAATGAACTTCGATGCACTCGTCTGGCAGCAGTGGGTGATCCTCGGATACGCGCTGCTCGAACACTTCATACTCATCGGCGCGCTGCGCGAAACGAAGGCCAAGCCGGGAGCGGTTGTGTACCAGTTTCTCAGGCTCGTCATTCTCTGCGCGCTCGTGCTGACCATTTAAGGCTTGCCCGCCGCCATTGCGACCTTCCTTCCGATGCGGCGGGCTGCGACAAGGAACAAGTCGTTAACACCACCTCTCTCAATGATCGCGTCGCCGGTTCTCCCCGCCGGCGGCGCGCCAAGGGCGGGCAGGTTCGCCCCCGGTCGAGATTCGCGTCAGATGGGCGCGGGCAAAGACCGGGAGGCCGTTCGATTCGGCCGCCGTCCACTGCGATCGCGTCAACGTCGCCCCCTCGCACGCCACTGACAGGACAACGCGGAACGCCCGTGCGAGCGGGGAGCGATGGACACGGCAGGCCCCGACTCCTGCGGCCGTTCCGACCGGGTCCAGCGCGACCGCAACCCGCATACTCCGCGCACAAGGAAAGGAACACGCATGGCATCACAGCCGCCACCGGACGAATACGACCACAGGGAAGAGGGGTGCAGCCTGTTCGAGTGGCCCCTGAGCGACGAGGCGCGGCACATGGGAGCCGGCGAGCTCCTGGACTCGCTCATCGACGCGATCCGCCAACTCAACGCCGACCCGCAGTGGGATCGCACGCTGATCTTCCCCCGCTTCGGCGACGTGGTCGTTGACCGCGGCCGGCGGCAGATCACCGCGCGCTGCATGTGGAAGATCAAGCCCGATTACCAAAGGAAAGGAACCAAGAAATGACCGACGAGATCACGCTTGAGGAGCGTCTGGCGAAGGAGCTGGCCGGCCGGCTGCTCGGCTGCACCGACGACATCGCCGGGGAAGACGAGGGAGACGACGAGACCCTGGCCGAGCTGGAGCACATGCGCGACGTGGCCAACATGGCCTATGCGGCGCTCTCCGACCTCGCCCTGCACTGCCACAACCGCCGCGAGGACGTGGCATGGGGCCTCGCGGCCCACGCAGCCGAGGACGCGCACGCCCTCGCCACGTTCGTCGGCGACTGGATCGAGGACATGGAGGACGAGGACTAGTGGCCGGCGAAACCATTCTCACGATCATCGGCAACCTCACCGCCGACCCCGAGCTGCGCACCCTGTCCAACGGCAATCCGGTCGCGTCGTTCACGATCGCCAGCACGCCCCGCACCTACAACCGCCAGACGCAGCAGTACGAGGACGGCACGGCGTTGTTCCTGCGCTGCTCGGCGTGGAACGACCTCGCCCGGCACATCAGCCAATCATGCTCGAAGGGCATGCGCGTGATCGCCCAGGGCCGCCTCTCCCAACGCTCGTATCAGGCGCAGGACGGCACCAACCGCACCGTGGTCGAAATGACCGTGGACGAGATCGGCCCCAGTCTGCGGTACGCGACCGCGCAGGTCACGAAACAGGGCGGCCACAACGGCTATCAGGGCGGCGGCACCTACGGCAACCCGAACGGCCAGCCCCCGCAGCCCCCGCAGCAGACGACACCGCCGCCGGCGTCCGACCCGTGGGCCAACGGCGGCAGCGGCCACACGCCGGACATGTTCGCCGCCGACACCGGCGACCCGGAATTCTAGAAAGGACACCCTCATGGCAAAGAAAAAAGACTCGAACCTTGTCCAGGACGCGCTCATACCCGACGAAATGAGCCCGCTGAGCCTGCTGGACTTCAACAGCTCGTGCGCGAAGATCAAGCAGGCGGCCGTGGACTTCCGCCGCGCGGTCAACCACAAGATGCAGCTCGAAACCAAAGACGCCTACCTCGACAAGTTCCACCAGATCGACCCGTACACCGAGGCCGTGTACGACACGGACGCGCTCGCGCAGCACATCATCGACTGCGCCGAGGTCATCAACCGGCTGCTCACCTATCCGAAGGACGCACGCCGCGCGGTCCTGTACGACAACCTCCACGACAGCCTCGCCACGTTCGAGGAAAGCGCACCCGACTATCCCGATCCCGACGACGATGCGGACGAGACCGACAGCGGGGATGCCGTCGATCCGAACACCGGCGAGATCAAATAACCCATCACATTGAGAGAGGTTCAACCATGACTTGGTTCATGATCGACGACGGCATCTACGACGCCCCGCAATGCGAGGAGCTTCCATTGTCCGCGATGGGCCTGTGGACGATGGCCGGCAGCTACGTCGGCCGCCAACTGCGCCACGGCGACTACGACGGGGCCATCACCGTGCAGCGCGTCAGGAAGCTCGGCGGCAGCCCGAAGCTCGCCCGCCAGCTCGTGGACGCCGGCCTGTGGCGCGAAACCGAGCCGGACGTGTTCGAGATCGTCGCCGCCAACCCGGACGGCACCATGCTCTGCAAGTACGCGGCCACCAAGGAACTACAGGAAAAACGCGCCCGCGCCGGCCGTGCCGGAGGCAAGGCGTCCGGCCGCTCGAGACGAAGCAAAAACGAAGCAAACGCCTCAAGCAACAGTGAAGCAAACGCGAAGCAAATGCTTCAACCGGACGAAGCAAAAGGTGAAGCACTTGCCGAAGCAAAAGGTGAAGCAAACGCGAAGCAAACCGGCAAGCAAAAACGAAGCACCCTTACCTATACCTATTCCCACACCGATATAACCTCCCCCAACCCCTCCGCGCCGACGCCGACACCGACACCGGCGTCCGAGTCGAAGCCGGAGCGCACCACCATGGCCGAACTCGAGGCCAGGATGCTCGAAGACCAGTTCGAGACCGCATGGAACGCCTACCCGCGCCACACCGGCAGCAAAACCGAAGCCGAAAAGGCGTGGAACCTCGCCATCCAAGGCGTCTACGGCCGACCGCCGGCCGACCCCAGACAGCTCATCGCCAGCGCCATCGCCTACGCCAAAACCATCGACGAACCCAAATACGCGCCCAACATGAGCCGATGGCTGCGCCAAGGCGCATACACGGACACCATGCCCGACCAGCCGAAACCCTACCGGCACGCGCTGCCCGACGGCACCGTCATCGACGACCGGTGGATCACCGGCCACATCCGAGACCACGTACCGGCCGGCACCTTCACCGACGCGATGAGAACCGACTTCTGGGCCTGCGTAAAAACCGGCATCAACCCGGAACAAAAAGCCAAGGAAATCATCAACGAATGCCAACGAAAGGCCCAGAGATGAGCACCAAACCCACCGACGAAACCCGCCGCACCGTACAACGGCGAGACCGATACCGATGCGCCATATGCGACCGGGAAACCGGCAGCCACTGGAGCGGCGACAGCATCCACCACAGGGAACCGCGAAGCCACCCGTTCGACCGCCTCCACCAGCCCGAAAACCTGCTCCAACTCTGCGGCAGCGGCACCACAGGATGCCACGGATGGGTCCACGCCCACCCCAAGCGCGCCTACCAGCTCGGCTACCTCGTCCACATGGGCAAAGACCCCGACACCATCCCCGTCTACTACCGCACCGGCGGCTGGCAGCAGCTCAACGCGGACGGCACCCGCACCCCGGCCGAACCACCCTCGGACCAGCCCGACTACATCCCCGACATCAAGGAAACCAAGAAAGGAACCCAAGAATGAACACCACCAAGACCACGACCGTAGGCGGCCAGACCATCCCACTCGACCCGCCGAGACCACCACGCAAGCCGCACAAGCTGCTGTGGATCGACCTGGAAACCACCGGCATCAGCCGCACCGACGCGAAAATCCTCGAAATCGGCATGATCGTCACCAACCTCGACGGCACCGAAGACGGCGACCGGTTCATCCTCCCCGTCCGTCCCGACCATGTGAGCCTCTACGACCTCGACCCCAAGGTGCTGCGCATGCACCTCGACAACGGGCTACTGGACACCGTCATGGAAACCGAACCCGAAGAATTCGGATACGCGAACGTCGCCCGCAACCTCGGCGCATTCCTCGACACCGAGGCATCCCAGTACGTGCTCCACCCGGCCGGCACCAACGTGGACTACGACATCGACGTACTCACCAACCAACTCGGCCCCCATCTCCACCCCGACTGGCTCCGCCAGCTCACCAACCACAGAAAACTCGACCTCAGCACCTACCGGATCAGCGACCTAGCCCTCGACCACAACCCCTACCAAAACCACGCAGGCACCCACCGAGTCCAAGACTGCATCCGCCGAGACCGCAACGACTACGCCAACTACCTCGACATCATGCGAGCCGGCATCCAAGGAGCCCGATCATGAACCCCCGCAAACGAATACCCGCAACCCTCACGGCGATCCTCGCCATCCTCGCGCTCACGGCATGCGGAGAAACACCCAAAGGCTGCGTCCAGGGCACCGTGAACAACCCCGACCCCGGATACGTCCGCTGGTACGAACTGCCCGACGGCAGCGCGGCCGTCAGATGCTTCTCCGACTCCGGCGGAGCGTCATGCGACTGGGAACACATCAAACTCAAGGACAAGCAATGAGCACCCACACCACAACCCCCGCCCCGCAGACCATCGAACTCATCCGCCGCCTCCTGGAAGCAGCCCACCGACCCGAACCGGCCAACGATCCGACCATCTGCGCGATCTGCGGCGCACCGCTCACCGACACCACGTCATCCATCTGCCCCGACTGCCAAGAACTCGAAAAGGACTGGTAAGCATGCACACCACCACAAGGGCCGACGACCACACAGGAAAGGAACCACGATGAGCTTCCACCAATGGCTCGAAACCCAGCTCGCCGACATACGCCAGGCACAACTCGACGCCACGCTGCAAGGAAACAACCCGCTGATCCAAACGACCTCCATCAAAGAACGCTGCCTGACGGAAGTACTTGAAGCATACGAATCGATGGAGGGAACACGATGAGCATCATCACCAACGAGATCGAGGAACGCTACCCCTACCCAGACAACGGCGAGCGCCCGACCGGCATCACCCGTCTCGGCCAGTGCCTCGCGTCGCGCAAGGCGTACAGGGCCGGCGTATGCCGCAAGATCACCGATAGGGAGATCGACGCGGCGGCGCTCGCCGTCTATACGGGTACGTCGGGCATGGGCTTCGAGGAGGTGGAGCCGTTGTGGTCGAAGTTGAACCCTGACGCGAAAGAGCAGTATCGGCGGCTTGCGTGGTTGGCGATCACTGCCGCGCGGACGGAGGCGTTGAAATGAGCGTCCGGCGACTCACCTACGCGCAAAAGAGCGCACTGCTCCAGATTGTCAGGCACGGCGACGCCTATCCTGCGGATGGCAATCACCGGCGCACCTACCAGTCCCTTGAAGCACGTGGATACGCGGAAGACGTCGGATACGGCCGCTACGCCATCACCGCGGCCGGCCAACACGCACTGCAAAGGGACTTGTCATGAAACGCCTCGGCATCGTCTTCACCTACAACGGCGGCCGATAGCCCATGAACTGGAGACATCAAGCCGCATGCCGCGACCACGACCCCGAACTCTGGTTCAGCGGCAAACCATACGAACAGGCGGCGGCGCTCGCCGTGTGCCGGCAATGCCCGGTCATCGACGAGTGCCGCGCCTTTGCCGACGATAACAACCGGATCAGCGGCTACCCGTTGCAGGGCATATGGGGCGGCAAGCAGTACGGCCGGACGAGCCGGCCGAGAAAGGAACGAGAATGAACGACATCGACATCGACGTTAACGTCACCGCCTGGAAGATCGGGCCGGTCATCATCATGCGCGGCACCGCCACGCCCACCGCGAGGGTGTCGCACCCCGAATGCTTCGGCCGGTTCACCGTCATCGCCCTCTCCTGCGACGGCGCGATCCGCAAGTGCATGCGCCGCGTCGCCATGATGTGCGCCAGGCACTCCGCATGCGAACGGCTCGACCGGCAGGAGGCGAGGGGATGAAAGTCACCGAAGGCGTCAGGAGGATCATCGTGGAATGGCGCGGCAAGGGTGTGCCGCCGGAAGAGACCGCGCAGTCCCTGCGCATCCCCGTCGACGAGGTGAAGGCCATCATCCTGCAAGCCCACCCCGCGCCACCACAGCCGAAACGCCCCGAATTCCTCGAACCCCGGTACGCGCCGCCAAAACCCGCCGGCATCAGCGACAATAGACAGGAAAGTTAAAAAAATCGTTGAAATCAAGCCGCCCCCGGCCAATCCGCCACGCCGGGAACGGCGGCGAGGCAAATAAAAAGCCCCCACCTTGCGGCAGAGGCATTGCATTGTCCAAAAGGCAAGTCTAGCACCGACAAGGGCGGGGGATATGGAACACAACTGCGTCATCTGCGGCAAACCGGCCGAGGCCACCATCTGCAAGGCATGCGCCCGAGACTGGGCGCGACGCCTCGCATGGCTCCTGAAGGCCGGCATGCCAGCCCTCCAGCAGATCGCCTACAAACAAGCCACCACCCGCGAGCGCTCTCCTCGACACGGCAACACGGCGTATGCGGCCCCGCCGGTCAACGAGACCGCCCAAGCCCTGTTCGACGCGGTGGAGGTGCACTTGCAGCTCATGGGCGGCCGGCTCGGCATCAAGCCGCTCGGATATGACCGATACGAGCGGGCGCGCACCCTCATGCAATGGGCCGACCTCATCCGCCTGCTGCTGTGCCGCATGCGCGACCTCGCCCGGCTCGAAGACGCCTCCGGCCTGTACGCGGACACCCTGCGTCTTGCGGAACGGGTGGACGCGGCCACGTCGCACAGTGCGGAGAAGCGGCTCATCGGCGTATGCCCCGACTGTCTCAACGGTCGCGACGAGCAGGGGGAGCCGGTGCGCACGCCCATCTACGCCGCCCGAGACGCACGGTATGCGATATGCCCCGCCTGCGGCGCATGGCTCGACTTGCGGCGCACCAGGCTCGAATACCTGCGCAGCGCGGGCCTCATGCACATCACCCGCACCCAATCCGACGCCGCCCGTTGGATCAGGGCCAACACCGGCGTCAACGTGAGCGGCAACGACCTGAAGAACTGGCGCGCACGCGGCAAAATGCCCGGCACAAGACACATCGAGGGCCCCTATTGGGCGTGGAATGTGCTGGAGCTCTTGGCGTGCGCCCAGGCCAAGGACGAACGCGACCACGACGACGCTTGACCCCTGACCCGGTTCCGTGTTACGCTGTCGCGTGTAATCGGAGTATCGAGAAAGCCCTGCCCATGCCGGCGGGGCTTTTTTGTTCCCGCTGGATGGTTGGCCGAGCGGCCGAAGGCACCCGCTTGCTAAGCGGGCAAGCATGATAGCCTCATGCTTCGCGGGTTCGAATCCCGCACCATCCGCCAGCCGCCGCCGGCACCGTGCACAACCAGCGTATGCGGCACCCGAGAAACCACCACAGACAGACGCCTCGCCGCCGGTTCTTTCCTCTTCTTCCCGCCGGCGAGCGCAGTCTGTCGATCCGTACAAGCGTTCGATTGGAGGCGTGTCATGGCGTTGTGTCCCAAGCGCATCGAAGTGGACGCCCGCAGGGGGCGTGTACTCGTGGACGGCTTGATCTTCCCTTACCCATTGGCCGACCGGCAGCCCTACCCGGAGGTGGGGCGCGACGATCTGGGCATCGTGTGGGTGCCGTTGATCGCCGACGAGATCGTGTTCAGGGCCGGCGTCGAGGTCAGCCAATGCACCGCGAAACCGAGGCTCAGGTGAGCAACCCGCGCAAACGCAACGGGCACAGGCGCAGGCTGGAGCAGCAGCGATGGCGGCACATGCAAGCCGACTGCTACATCTGCTATCGGCCCATCGACTACACGCTGCGTTCGCCCGACCCGTACAGCTTCGTGATCGACGAGACGATACCCTTGGCGCGAGGCGGCACCCTGACGCACGACAACAGCGGGCCGGCGCACCGATGGTGCAACGCCATCAAGGGCACGCACAGTCTGGCATGGGCACGCGAGCGCGTCGCCCACCTCATCACGCAAGGCAAAGCGCCGCAGCGCGCCGCACAGGTCTCGGCCGGGCCGATCCGCTGCTCGGACTGGTTCGGGGGTAGGGAGTAGACCCTGCCCGGCCACCTCACGGCCACCACGGGCAAAGGGCCGTTTTTCCCCCGGACTTTTTTCCACACTTGGCAAGGAGCCGTCATGGTCGCCAGAACGTCGAAAACCACCAGGTCGAAGAGCGCGTCGAAGTCCCATAGGGTCAGCAATGCCGCCGCTTCCGGTGATCGTCGCCGCCTCCTGGTGGCGATGCGCAACCTGATCGCCGAAAAGCTCGACGAAGGGTCGATAAGCTCACGCGACCTCGCCAGCCTGACGAAACGCTTGGCGGACATGAGCGCCGAGATCGAGGCGATCGACAAGGCGTCGAACGAGCATGATCCGGCCATGCAGGCCCTGGACACGGAGGACATACGATTGGATGAGCACGAGGATTGACGGGGCGGCCTGCCAGATCATCCCCGACGACCTGTACACCAGCGGCGAACCGAGCCTCAACCGGCTCGCCGCGGCGGCGGGCGACCGGTTCGACGTCTGGCAGCGGCAGATCAACCGGATTATCCTCGCGAAAAGCGCCGACGGCTTCTGGAGCGCCCGCAACGCCGTGCTGTCGATCCCGCGCCAGACAGGCAAGACCTACGACATCGGCTGGGTCGCGATCCACCGCGCCGCCCGAACCCCCGGCATGCGCATCGTGTGGACGGCGCAGCACTTCAGCGTCATCAAGGACACGTTCGAAAGCCTGTGCGCGATCGTGCTCAGGCCGGAGATGAGCGGCCTCGTGGACCCCGACCACGGCATCAGCCTCGCCGCCGGCAAAGAGGAGATACGCTTCCGCAACGGCAGCCGTATCTTCTTCCGCGCCCGCGAACGCGGCGCATTGCGAGGCGTCAAGAAGATCGCCCTGCTCGTCATCGACGAGGCCCAGCACCTGTCCGACTCGGCGATGGCGTCGATGCTGCCGACCCAGAACCGCGCCTACAACCCCCAGACCATCTACATGGGCACCCCGCCCGGGCCAAGGGACAACGGCGAAGCGTTCACCCGCCTCAGGGACAAAACGCGCGCGGGCCGCACCCACAGCACCCTCTACGTCGAATTCGCCGCCGACCGCGACGCCGACCCCCTCGACCGCGAACAATGGAGGAAAGCCAACCCCAGCTACCCGGCCCACACCAGCGACGAATCCATCGCCAACCTGTGGGAGAACCTCACCGGCGACGACTTCCGGCGCGAAGCCCTCGGCATCTGGGACGAACACGCCCTCAGCCGCGCCATCGACCGCCGCCAATGGGAGGAAGCCACCATCGACGCCCGCCGCCCAGGCGGCGTCATGAGCTTCGGCATCGACATGAACCCCACACGCACACGCCTGACCATCGGCGCATGCATGCGCTACGACGACGGCACCGCCCACATCGAACTCGCCGAATACAGGGACACCAACCACGACGGCACCATGTGGGCCGTCAACCTCATCGACAAGGTCTGGGAACAAACCGCCGCGCTCGTCATCGACGGGCAAAGCCCCGCCACCGCGCTCCTGCCCGACCTCGCCGAAGCCGGCGTCACCGTCACCGTCACCGCCGCCACCGACATGGGCCGCGCCTGCGGACGCCTCCAGGACATGCTCAGAGACGGCACTCTCACCCACCTGCCCGAAGACGGCCAACAACCACTCTGGCAAGCCGCCGCCAAAGCCACCACACGCCCCATCGGCAAAAACGGCCTCTTCGGATGGAACCGACCCGACGACGACACCGACATCAGCCCGCTCAACGCCGTCACCCTAGCCCTCCACGGGGCCATGACCACCAGAAGAGACCCCACCGCACAACAGGAAGCATGGTACTAATCATGAACACCGACGACGTCCCCATCCTGCGCGGACAAGCCGGCTGGCTCGCCATCGAAAGCGCCTACGCCAACACCATCGCCGGCGTGGACCCCGACGACCAGCCCACCATCAACGAACTCCTCAAACAATGGCGACGCCACTACACGCGCAACACCCTGCGCACCAGCTACTACCTCGCCCACTACCACTACAAAGGCGTCGCCTACAGCATCCCGCCGGCCATGAAAGCCCTCGCCAAACCAATGATCGGCTGGCCCAACAAAGCCGTCCGCGCGCTCGCCGACCTTTCCGTGTTCGAAGGCATCGACGCGCCCGAAACCCTCCAGACGCAGGTAGACGACCTCGTCGCGGCGAACACGTTCGGCGTGAAAATCCAGCAGGCCATCGTGTCCGCATACACGCACGGATGCAGCTTCATGACCATCTCCGGCGACGACGACATACGGATCACGCCACGCGCCGCCGACTGGAGCAGCGCCATATGGGACTGGGGCAACGACAGGATCGGCGCAGCCATGACCATCCGCGACAAAGACAAAGACGGCTACATCACCCGCTTCGACGTATGGCTGCCAGGCAAGGTCTACCTGTGCCGCCGCAACAGCGGCACATGGCAGGCCGAACGCATCGAAACCGGCTTCGACCGCCCCACCGTCGTGCCGATCGTCAGCGACCAGCAGCTCTACCGCCCCCTCGGCTCCAGCCGCATCACCCGCCCGCTCATGGCCCTCACCGACCTCGGACTGCGCACCCTCGTGCGCATGGAAGCGACCGCAGAATTCTACGCGGCACCACGCATATGGTTCCTCGGAGCCAACAAAGGACAGGTAAGCCCCGACACATGGGGCAGCATCGTCAGCGTCATCAACGGCATCCCCGCCGGCCGCAACGGCGAAAAACCCGAACTGCGCCAACTCACACAGGCCTCGATGCAGCCACACTCCGACATGCTCAAAACCGTCGCCCTCATGGTCAGCAGCGAAACCGACATCCCCGTCAACGACCTCGGCATCACCATGGACAACCCCGCCAGCGCCGAAGCCATGGCCGAAGCCGAACGCAAACTCTCCCGCACCGCCGACCGGCAAAACAAACGCTTCGGCGAAAGCATCAAAAGCATCCTCGCCATGGCGCTCGCCGCCCAGGGCGCGGACGAAGCCGACATCCGCCAACTGCGACCGATCTGGGCACCCACCAAGGAAGCCAGCGACGCCGCCCGCGCCGACTGGTACCAGAAGGTTGCGTCCACCAACCCCGCCTTCGCCGACAGCGACGTGGGCCTGAGCCGCGCCGGCCTGACATGGGACGAGATCGCCGCCCATCGCGCCTACGAGAAACAGCAGCGCACGCAGAACGCCATCGACGAACTACGCGCCAAGATCGCCACCGCCAAGACCGACACGCAGGAGGCCGCAGCCAATGGACAGCAACAGCCTGCCGCTGAGCAACCTCAGCCCGGCGCAGCGTAAAGCGTTCAACGGGCACCTCAACGACATGTGGGACGACTATCAGGACGAGCTCGCCGACCTCATCATCGAAGCCAAGACGATGGTGCCCAACAGCCTCTACTTCGGCGATGATCCCACCACCGAAGCCCGACGCCAACTGGAAGACTACGCGCGCAAGGCCAACCTCATCGCACAGGACTATTACAGGAACGTGCGAGCCGCATGGGCCGAAGCCGCCGGCATCAGCATGCCCGACTACAAGGAGGCGCAGGTCAGCTCGGACCGCGCCTTCTGGCAGATCGTCGGCGGCTACAACAACACCATGCACGTCGGCGCGAAATTCACCGACATCATCAACGGACGAAGCAAAGCCGGACTGACCATGGATCACCTCTGGGCCATCAACACGCAGGGCTACACCGAAGACGACTGGGCGCGCCTCGCCAAGGACGTCATCAACGAGACCGCACGCCTCACAGGACGGTTCACCGCCCAGAACGACCCCACCCGCCCCAAATACGCGCGAGTGCCCCAAGGCAAGACCTGCGCGTTCTGCGCCATGCTCGCGTCCCGAGGCTTCGTCTATGCCAGCGAGGACACCGCCGGCAAGTGGCACAGGTACCACCACGACTGCGACTGCAAGATCGTCCCCTCGTGGGGAGAGACCGAGATCGACGGCTACGACCCCGACAAACTCAAGGCCATATACCAGCAGGCAAAGAACGCCGCCAAAGCGGCCGGGGACGGCAGCGATCCCAACACCGTGCTCTCGTGGATGCGCAGCGAATCGCCGGACATGTTCACCGACGGATCGGAATTCGCGCCAGACCTGCGCATCCCGCGAGGCAGTAGACTCGAACAACAACTCGGCGAAGCGTATACCCGCCGCGTCAACCGGCTCCTCAACAAAACCGAGCACAAAGACGCGGCGAGGCTCTGGGCCAAATACGCCGCCCAATACGACATCAAAGAAACACGGCTCCCCAAAGGCGCTTACTTCAGTCCCTCCGACGGCGGCATCCACCTCAACCTCGACACCGTCATGGCCGGAGACAACGCACACCGCCCAGTGCAGAACCTCTTCCACGAAAGCGGCCACATGCTCGACTGGCTACTCGACAAGAACTCGTTCTCATGGGCCCCTCACAACGGCAAACTGTTCAACGACGTGCTCAAAAGGGACGCCCAACGCATATTCGACACCACACAGGCAACCCTCATGGCCGAAGACAAGCCCGCCGGCCGACAAAGCGTCATGAAGGCCATCGCCCGAGAGATCGCGACGAACTCCGCAAAAACCGACCGCAACGTCGAAGACATGCTCCAAGCCGCCCTAGGCGACGACTACCACGGCAGCGTCGGCCACCCCAAAGGCTACTTCCGGCAAAGCGGACAACTCCAATCCACCGAAGCGTTCGCCGAAATGCTCGACGCGCAGATGGCAAACCCCGAAGCATGGCGGTTCATCGCCAACTACTTCCCCGAATCGGCTAAAATGTTCAATACCATGATTCAGGAGGCATTGTCATGAGCGAAGAAGAATACTTCACCCAACACCACAACGACAACACCGACCTGCTCCTACTCGACTACTCCGAACGCTTCGAAACCCCTTACTTCAACATCGAAGACACCGGCGTCACACTAACCGACACGGAGCTGCGTGCCGACCTGCTCCACTGCCTCTACCACAACAAACCCAAAGACCACATCGACCAGCCCAGCCGCAACCTCATCGCACTGGCGCTCGCCGACTGATCCCAGCCCCGGCCGACATCCGCCGGGGCTTTTTCATGCCCGCCAACCGGGCCAAGAGTTTTCAGCCACCCGCACGGGTGGCTTTTTCAATGCCCGGAAAGGGCCCGAACACAAGGAGAACAACCATGTTCCTCAACCTCCAGCACCCCCATATCCGATACATCGCCCCGCCCGCCGAAGGCGGTTCGGACACCACCGACCCCACCCCGCCGGCCAAACCGAACGGCAACGGCGAGGAGACCGACTGGGAAGCCAAATACAAGGAAGCGCTCGGCCACTCGCGCGACTGGGAAAAGAAGGCCAAGGCCAACAAGGCCGCCGCCGACGAGCTGGAAAAGCTCAAGGAATCCCAAATGAGCGAGACCGAGAAGGTCGCCAAGCGCACGCAGGAACTCGAAGCGCAGGTCGCCGCCTACAAGGCCAAGGAACAGCAGGCCGAATGGAAGACGCAGGTATCAGCCAAGACCGGCATCCCGGCCGAAGCATTGCGCGGCAGCACCCTAGAGGAGATTCAGGCGCACGCCGACATCCTCAAACCGCTCATGCACCCAGCGCCGAAGCTGCCGAACGTGCCCAACCCGGCACAGCACCCCGCCGGCCAAACCGCCGACGAACGAGCCAAGGCATACGTGCGCAGCCTCTTCGGCAACAAAGACTAACCGCCACCAACCATCCGAAAGGAAACCATCATCATGGCACTCGACACCAGCAAGGTGCTGCTCCCCAAGGAAGTAGCCACCGTCATCACCAAGCGCGCCAAGGACACCAGCACCATCGCCGCACTGTCCCCGAGCGAACCCCAGCTCTTCCTCGACAAGGACTACATGGTCTTCACCGGCAATTCCGAAGCCGAGGTCGTCGCCGAAGGCGCGCAGAAGTCCAGCTACGAGGAAACCCTCACCCCGGTCGTCGGCAAGCGCTTCAAGGTGCAGACCACCACCCGCCTCAGCAACGAGCTCCAGTGGGCCGACGACGACGCCAAACTGGAGATCATCAGCAAGATCCAGGCAGACCAGGCCGCCGCGATGGGCCGCGTCCTCGACTACGTCGTCTACCACGCCTTCGACCCCAAGAAGAAAACGACCCTCGAAGGCTTCAACGCGCTCGCCAAAAGCGCGGTCAGCGTGCCGGCCACCGACGATCGCGTCGCCGACATCGACAGCCTCGCCGAGGCCGTCAGCGACGAGTACGACATCAACGGCATCGCCCTGTCCAAGACCATGGCGAACGAGCTGCGCAAGATCCGCGTTCCCTCCACCGGCCAGCGCTTCTACCCGGAGATCCCGATCAACCTTCAGGTCGGCAACCTCGACGGCATCCCGGCCGCCACGTCCGGCACGGTCAACGGCCGGCTCGTCACCCCGGCGACCGGCATCCTCGCCTTCCTCGGCGACTTCCGCCTCATCAAGTGGGGCATGGTGCGCGACATCTGGAGCGAGATCATCGAATACGGCGACCCCGACAACACCGGCAAGGACCTCAAGGGCGTCAACCAGATCGCCTACCGCACTGAGGCCATGTACTCCTACGCGATCCTCGACCCCAAGGGCATCGCCGTGCTCAAGAAGTCCACATCCTCCGTCAAGGCGAGCAAGTGATGGCCGCGCCCCTCACCCAGACGCTCGTAGTACAGGAACACGACGAGGCCGACGAGATCGGCCTGTCCATTCCCGTGCGTCTGGTCAAGCCCGACGGCACCCCGTTCGCGGAAGGCGTCGCAACCATCGCATGGTCGGCCATCGCCGGCAAGCCGTCTACGTTCACGCCGCCCGCGCCGACCGCCGGCGCGCGCGGCGGCGTGCTCCAGCAGGCGGCCGAAGCGCAGCTCGCCGCATCCGCCGACTCGGCGGCCATCGTCGCGAAGGTCAACTCCACGCTGACCAAGCTCAAGGCCGCCGGCCTGCTCGCCTAAGGAGACCCCGCATGGACGGATACCCCAGCACCCCGCTCAACCTGTCCGACGGCACAACCGTGACGCAGGCCGGCGGGGGAGAGGACGAAACGGACGACGAGAAGCCGTTCGCGCAGGTCGGAGACCTCGAAGCACGCTGGCACGCGCTCACCGGCGAGGAATACAAACGCGCCGAAGCGCTGCTCGCGGACGCATCCGACCTGATCCGCACCACCTGCCCGCGCTGGCCCGCCGCCAAGCCCGCCACGTTGAATCGCATCGCCTGCATGGCCGTCAAACGAGCCATGCAGGCCGGCCCCGACATGTCGGGCGTCACCCAATCCACCCAGACGGCCGGCAGCTACAGCGAAAGCCTGAGCTACGCCAACCCCGCCGGCGACCTCTACCTCACCACGAGCGAGAAGGAAGCCTTGGGCGGCGACGGCGAGGCATGGGCCTACGACATGGCCGGAGGCGCGGCATGAGAGGCGAGACCATCACCCTCATCCACCGCGTCAAAGCCGGCGAGGACCCCGGCGGCGGAATCATCTGGAACACCCGCGAGGAACAGGTGGACGACGTGCTCATACAGGACGGCAGCCAGTCGAACTCCACCGACGGCATCCGCCCCGACGGCATCCGCACCGCCAAAACCATCCACATGCCCCGCGCATGGCCCTACCGGAGCCTGCGCGGGGCCAAGGCGAGAATCGACGGCGTCGAATACACCGTGATCGGAGACCCCCACCCCTACACGGGCGGCATGACCCCGACCCGCTGGAACCTCACCGTCGAACTCGCCGACACCAGAGGCTAGGAGAGCAACGCATGGCAAAGGTCAAACTCAACCTCGCCGGCTTCCGCGCGATACGCCAATCCGCACCCATCCAGCAGACCATCGACCAACAGGCCGCGCTCATCGCCGCCCGCGCCAACAGCATGGCACAGGTCGAAGGCGCGACCTACGAGGCCGCAACCCATGTCAGCACCCCCAAAGGCAGCGTCGCGCTCGCCACGACCGGGCACGGCTCCGAAGGCAACGTGAAGGCGATGGAGGACAACGCGAAACACAACACGCTGCTCAAGTCGGTGAAACAGCAATGAGACTCAACCTCGAAAAAACAGTCAAGGACTGGATCGACGTCGACCCCGACGGCGACGGCCTGACCGCCTACCTCGAAGTGCCCGCAGACCGGCCCCAACGGTTCGTGACCATCGAACGGGTAGGAGGCCGGGAACTCGAATACAGCAGCCGCCCCACCATCGCCGTGCAGGTCTGGGCCGAAACCCGATGGCAAGCCGCCCAGCTCGCCACGGGCCAAGTGCTGTCTCTTATACACATCTCCGAGCCCACGAGACGGAGCTACATCTCG